CGAGTAGTCTTTGCTGGGTTTGATCAGTTTGGAAATTTAGTTGTTTGGGATCAATCATCTTATCTTTCACTTCGAGATGCTGATATCAGTAGATTTGATTTTGATATGTTTAAAGGTAATGCAATGTGGTTTATGGATGAGTTAGTTGGTATAGAATCTGATTGGACAGGAGATGCAGCAGCAGGTAGTACTACTGCGTATGGCTATGTGCAATTTACAGAGGATAGTGTTGCCACAGCAGTACAAGTATATCTAAATCATATAGAAAGATTTAATGAAAGAAGATTTACAAGAGATTGGCATCCATGGGAATATCCTGGAAGTTCTGAAATGCAAATACCTTTCTGGTTATCTAGGTTATCGACAGCGGTTGATAGACAACCAAATGATAAACCTGGACCAGGGTATAAGCATGAGTTTGAAATGGATAGATTAACATATGATCAGATGGTTGCTTTAGCATTTGTACACATTCATAGAGGTAATGTAAAAGATTCTGACTTTATATTATTAAGTCTAGGAAATATTGAAGCAGCAAAGGTTCTATACACAGGTAAACATCATACAAATCCTGATCTAGCAACGTTAAATAGACTAAACGTTACTATTCAACCACGTCTTGATGTGAACCTTGTCAAGATACCAGGCATTATGCCAGGATTTTTTAGAAATCACCACGATACAGCACCGACAATAAAAGATACATTATGGGTTGGTGTAGAAAGTACACCTATTAATTTAGCACTTAGCTTTTTTGTCTCTGCTGGACATTTTTTAAAGGAACAAACAGTAGATAAAATATTTACAGACGAATATAAAGCTAACCGAGAGAAGGTAAAAGCTGCTAACGGAGTGCCGTAATTATATAAATAAGTCTATATAACAAGGAAACATTATGGCAAAACCTAATTCAAGATCAACACTACAAGATTACTGCTTAAGAAATCTAGGTGCACCAGTAATTGAGATTAATGTAGATGAAGATCAACTAGAAGATCGTACAGATGACGCAATACAGTTCTATCAAGAATTTAATTCTGATGCTGTAATACGTGAATATATCAAACACGAACTTACTTCATCTGATATAACAAATAATTATATTACCTTAGCTGATAGTGTTACATCGGTTGTTCGTATGTTAAAGATTAATGCATCTTCAGGTTCTACATTGTTTGATATGGGATACCATATGCGGATGAATGACATCTTTATGTTGCAAGGTTTAGGTACACAGATGACAGAGTTTACACAAGCTCAACAGAAACTATCATTAGTTGACCATCTATTAAATAGCAATGAACATATAAGATTTAGTAGACATATGAATAGAATACATATGGACGAAGGATTTGGTGATTTAAAAGCTGGAGAATTTATTGTATTAGAGGTATTTAATATTATAGCTCCAGACACTTATACAGATGTATACAACGATCACTATTTAAAGAAGTATCTTACTGCATTAATCAAGCGTCAATGGGGTGCAAACTTAATGAAGTTTCAAGACTTTCAATTGCCAGGTGGAATAACAATGAATGGACGTCAGATTTATGAAGACGCTATCGAGGAAATTCAGGGGTTAGAGGAAGAGAGCAGGCTAATATGGGCCATGCCAGACAACTTTTTAATGGGGTAATTAATGGCTACATCAGTATATTTTTCAGGTGCTGTAAAATCTGAACAGGACTTGTATGAAGATCTTGTAACAGAAAGCATCAAAATATTTGGGCAAGACGTGATATATATTCCACGCACACGCATAGCAGAAGACGCTTTACTTAACGAAGAGTGGAGTGAGTTTACAGCTGCATATCCTATAGAAATGTTCTTAGAAAATGCTGAAGGTTTCGAAGGTGATGGTAATCTATTAGGTAAATTTGGTTTAGAGATTCGTGATCAAGCAAACTTTGTAGTAACGAAGAGACGTTGGGATAATGTTATAGGTGTAAATGTTAACACAGCTAATTTAGGATATACTGAAGTAGGTCAACCTGCTGAAGGTGATTTAATTTATATGACAATGACTCAAAGATTATTTGAGATCAGATATGTAGAGCCTAAATCTCCATTCTATCAATTACAAAATTTACCAAGTTATACACTCACAGCTGAATTATTTGAATACAATGACCAACACTTTGATACTGGTTATGATGAGATTGATAAGATTGAATGGGATAATGCTACATCATATAGTTACATTCTTACTTCGAGTGCAAACTCATATAAACTTGGTGAACTAGTTACACAATGGACTGGCTCAAATGATAGCGCATCTCCTGCTCAACCTATTAATATTGAAGGTTATGTTGCTGGTTGGGATGGTGACAATAATAGAATAACAATTATATCGCCACATCAAAGTACAAACGGTGATGGCACATTTATGCAATTCAATGTTCAGTCTGCTTCTACTAAGAAGTTAGTAGGTACATTATCTGGTACATCACTAAATATAGTAACAGATGAAACTACAAGCATAACACAGTATAACACAGATCCATTTGCTGATAACGATGAATTCGAAGTTGCTGGTGATTCTGTAATAGACTTTACAGAAACTAATCCATTCGGAGATCCATAATGCCAATGTTCGCTAACCATTTCTATAATGAAAGTACAAGACGTATGGTATCTGTATTCGGCTCTATATTTAATGATATGGAAGTTGTTAAAAAAGATGCAGCAGGTAAAATACTACAAAAGATTAAAGTTCCTTTAGGTTATGCACCACGATCTAAAGTGCTTGCACGTTTAAACGAACAATCAAGTGATCCGAAGATGGCAATTAAGTTGCCAAGGCTAGCATTTGAAATAACTTCGTTTGAATATGATGCGAATGCACGTGTATCTAAACATAAGAATTATACAAAAGTTATAACAGGTGACACGTTAAGTCTGAATAAGTTAGGGTCGCCGGCTGTGTATAAAGTTGGATTCGAATTAAATATTATGGCTTCAACACAAGATGAAGCTCTGCAATTATTAGAACAGATACTTCCAATGTTCCAGCCAGAATATACAGTAACCATAAAAGATATTCCAGATATGAATATCACAACAGACACTCCAATTGTTTTAGAGAGTGTTGATACTAATGATGATTATGAGGGTGATTTAGTTACGAGGAGAGCTATTGTTTATACATTAGGTTTCTCAACTCGTATTCGTTATTATAGAGGTATAGGTAAGAGCAAACAAATTCTCCAGACAGAAGTTGATTATTCAGAGAATGTTGATCCTACAACTCATAAATTTGAGACACAAAAGATAGTAGGTACAACAACATCTGACGGTGCTGGTGGTTTTAAAGAACCATACACTGAGACGATTAACTTTTTTGACACTGACGTATAGAGGAGAACACGATGTATAGATTTAATGCACGCTTAGTAAGAGTAGTTGATGGAGATACCATCGATGCAGATATAGAATTAGGATTTTCAGTATTCATGAGGGATCGCATCCGTTTAATGGGTATAGATACACCTGAGAGTAGAACAAGAAATTTAGCAGAGAAATCTTGGGGACTTGCTGCTAAACACAGATTGATAGAACTATTAGCAGAAGCTGATGGTGTATTTACATTAGTAACCGAAGATATGGAGAAAGGTAAATTTGGAAGAGTACTTGGTACGATTGAGGTAAATGGCAAAGATGCTAACCAAAGTCTTATCGAAGAAAATCTAGCTATACCATATGAAGGTGGTAATAAAGATGAAAGCCGCACAAAGTATGGTGTACAAGAATTATGGAATACATATTATGAAAACCCACAGGAACACGAAGATGACCATGAACATGGAGACGAAAACCCAGAAGCTCACGTCGACTTCCACGAAAAACACTAAAATTGATGCGGACTTCGAAAGAGTTCGCAGAGATCTATTTGATTTAGCGGGACAGGGTGATGAAGCTATAGAGCTGATGTTAGAACTCGCCCGCGAATCAGAGCATCCAAGAGCATTCGAAGTTCTTGGACAATTAATAAAACAAAATGCTGAGATAGGCGAAAAGATTCTTAAACTTCATAAGAGTAAAAAAGAAGTTGATAAAGAGGACGATATGCCAGCGCTTGCTAGTATTGGACCGACAAACAATAATGTCTTTATTGGTTCTACAGCTGAATTACAAAAAATGTTGAGAGATGAAAAGGTAATAGATACAGAACCTGATTTATTTGAGAAATGAGAGAAACAAACTATTTAGGAAATCCCAATGTACGTGGTGCTGACGTTGAGCATCCATGGACTAAAGCGGAATTAATCGAGTATAAAAAATGTTTAGATGATCCTAAATATTTTGCTAAGAAGTATTGCAAAGTAATCCACCTCGATAAAGGATTAATACCATTTGATTTATACCCATACCAAGAAGGAATGTTTGATTCATTTACTGCGAATCGTTTTAACATTGTATTAGCATGTCGTCAGAGTGGTAAGTCTATCGCTGTAGTAGCATATCTCTTATGGTTTGCCATCTTCAAAGGTGAACAAGTCATAGGTGTGTTAGCAAATAAGAATGCTATTGCACGAGAGATGTTGTCACGTATTACATTAATGCTTGAAAACCTACCATTCTTTTTACAACCAGGGTGTACAGCACTTAACAAAGGATCTATTGGTTTCTCTAATAACTCAAGAATCGTAGCAGCTGCAACATCATCAAGCTCAATTCGTGGTATGTCACTTAACTTAGTATACCTCGATGAGTTTGCATTCGTAGATAACGCTACAGAATTTTATACATCAACATATCCAGTTATCTCATCTGGTAAAACATCAAAGATTATTATCACATCTACTGCAAATGGTATAGGCAATATGTATCATAAGCTATACGAAGGTGCTGTACAAGGTACAAATGAATTTCATTCTACACGTGTGGATTGGTGGGATGTTCCAGGAAGAGATGAGGAATGGAAGAAGATGACTGTAGAAAATACATCTCAACTACAATTTGACCAAGAATTTGGTAATAGTTTCCATGGTACAGGTAATACTTTAATATCTGCTGATGTATTATTAGCGATGAGAGCTACAGAGCCATTAGAATATATGCATAACGTAAAGATATTTGACCAACCAGAAGAAGGCCATGTATATCAGATGTTTGTTGACGTAGCTCGAGGAAGAGGACAAGACTATTCCACGTTTACTATTATAGATGTTAGTGTTAATCCGTTTGTACAGGTATGCACATACCGTGATAATATG